TGTGGGACGGAACAGGGTCATCAGCAACGGCAGCCGTCAGTGTTCTTGATCTCATTGGCCAACCCACGTGGGTCGATGTTGGCCTTATTCATATTCCCATGGTGCTACGTGGTGATCTAGAAGAACCAAATATCATCACTCTCCCCCACAACATCTTAATAGGTATTGAAGGTAGCTCGCAATACGCGCTGCTTGGTTCAGAACAAAGACAAAAGTTGTCATTCACTGGTTCGTTCAGGATCTTGACAATTCAACATATTGGTGACTTCCGCAATCCTGACGGAGTTCAGTGGTCGAGCAACTACACATGTCAAAATGTCAGTGGGGATGAAATCGCGCAACAGGAAGCTGCTCAAGCAGCCCAGAACCTTGCGCAAGCACCTCCTGCTCAACAGTTGGCAGGAGGTATTGCGCCTCTTTCAGCTCCGCAGCAAATGCCGCAAGTCGCCTCCCGGTTACTAACCCGTCCGGTTAGGAGATACTGATGGCGAAAAATCCAAGCCTAACGGTCGAGGTAGACGACCAAGACTTCCAGAGGTTCACCCAAAGCTTCAATGCCTTTATCGACCAGCTAAAGAAGATGACTGAGCAGTGGAAGAAAATAAGTGAGTCCATTGATAAGTCTGCAAAATCGACACAGGCACTCAATACGACCCTGTCGTCGTTATGGCAGAACGTGAATAAAGTACGTGATTCGAGCCATAAGATCACAAAGGAGATTTTCAAGTGGGGCACGCTTATCACCGGCATCGGCGCCTTGCTCGGTGGTGGCGCACTATTCGGTATGAACCGAATAGCTAACACAGTGATGGAGCAGCGGAAGAGGTTACTAGGGTTAGGAGGTGGTGACTACGGACAGATGAGAGCTGTTGAGACCTTTGGTAAATCATTATTAGATGACCCAGATGCGGCACTGGCAAATATCGCCAAAGGCAAGTTCGGCTTAGGGACGAAACAAGGCCTCGCTCTTAGTATGGCTGGCATATCGGAGAAGGATATTAAGGAGAAATCAGCAAGTGAACTTCTTTTAGATTACCTTAAAAGGACAGAGCAATACCTGAAGACAATTAAAGATCCACAAATGGTTATGCCCTCAGCACAAGCGAGGAACATAACCAGTATGATCTCCGAAGCAGAAATTATTCGATTGCATGGGCCGCAAAGTCACCAGTTCCTCGAGGACGTCGAAAAGAATGTCAAGGCTCAACGTGGCAGGCTGACAGATGCAGATCTGCAAGCGTGGGATCGATTTTGGCAAGCCATCAGAAACTACGGGCTCACTATTGAGACGGAGTGGATGAAGCAACTCTCGCCTCTTGCTGCCGCAATGGCCAAGGTGTCTGAAGGGTTTGCGAACGTAACGTCAGCATTTATCGATATGCCTGTTATCGCCGCAGGCATCCACAAACTAGCCGGTTGGATGGATTGGTTTGGGACATTTCTTAGCAAGGATGAGACTAAGAAAGCTCTTGAGGATTTCCTCAAGCGGATTTCATTTGGCGCAAGCGGTTATAGAGAGTGGCAGGAACAGCAGGGTCTTGTCCCACATGATGCCCCACCGTCTTTGTTCCAAAGATATGAAAACTGGCTCTTTAACAAACCGTCTGCATCTGCGGCACCGAGAGCACCAACGTCAGGACCGGCTGCACCGACGACAGGACCATCTGCGTGGCAATCATTTACTAGCGGAGTCAAACAACAATTCGGATTGTCAGCACCTCCGACAGTTGGAGGTGGCTTTGGGTCTCCTTTGCCCTTTTCAGTGGGGCCTCGGGCTCCATTCATTCCAACTGCCCCACCGGTCACATCCACGGACCGCTTCCCGGCTGCTCTTAATCGGATGGTTCCTTCATTGGGGACACAGGGGAGTGCGTTGCGAGGGGTGATGAACTTTACACAGAACCTCCAAGGCGGAGGTCAGGGACCGTTGGATGTCAATAACTGGCAGAGCTCGCGTGTATCCCGGCTAGTGGTGCGTGATGTGCCTAGCGCGAACCTCTTTGTTGCCGCGACCGGGCTGGCGAGCTAATGCCTAGTTCGAATACGTATGCTCAACTAACTTTTCAGGTTTGTCCAATTGTTTTATCTGGTGGAATAGCCTCCCAGATTCCTGGTGGCATGTTGGCTATGCTTCAACTTTTTGTTGGTACTGGGATTAATAGCTTAGGATTACCATTTGATATTGGTGATTTAGATGATGCTTTTGGGGCTTTCAATGTGATGCCAGGAGGAACACTCGTTAACCAACAGATAGCTAAGTATCCATTTGCTAATCAGTGGGTTGCTGCGAATGCTACAATAAGAGAACCATTAACTCTTTCCGTCATTATGGATGCACCGATGCGTGGTCCTAATGCTTGGATAATCAAACAGGTAATCATGACTTCATTAAAGGCGACATTAGAAAAACATAATAATGCGGGTGGAACATATACTGTGATGACTCCAGCTTATATGTATGATAATTTAATCATGACTGCATTAACTGATAATTCACGCGGGAATAATAGTCTGCCGCAAAATGCATGGCGGTTTGATTTTGAAAGACCATTGGTTGCTCTTGCTGATTTGGAGGGAGCGCAGAATCAACTAATGTCCAAGATTTCAGGTAGTTTACCTGTAAATGCAGCTCAAACAGGAGTTCAGATTGGTACTCAAGTAGCACAGTCGCCACTGAATGTTTCACCAATTCCTGGCGTAGGGGCAGGATTGATGTCTGGTGCTCCAACTATGGCTAGTACGATATCTAATTATTTTAACTATCCAGCAATTCCTAATATGGTAGGATTCCCACTTAGCGGTATCTCATGACAACGATTATTCCGTTTCTTCCTTCTAATATCATTACTCCAACGTTCATAGCAACACTTGATGGGGATGACTATAGAGTTACAATTACTTGGAATATTTCAGCGCAACGCTATTATATCAATATTTATGATCAAAATGGGGTATGGATTATTACAGTTCCTTTAGTTCAGTCACCCCCGGCTCGGGCAATTAATTCATTATCATATGATTCATTACGTAGAGTAATGACTGTACAAATGGTGAGTCCAGCTTTATGGCCAGTCCCTTTAGGATCTACAGGAACAGCAACACCTGCTGGCATGATAGTAGATTATACGCTAGAAAATTTTGATCCTCCTGTTTTAAATGCAAAATGGCGATCATTGCATATTAATGATACAACTTTCTCCTTTCCTTTAGCAGATGATCCAGGACAAATCAATATCGTTGGCTCTGTTTCTAGATACTTGAGTATGGTAGGTGGGGTATTTCAATCTACGCTTATCTATCGAAACGGGGCCTTTGAGGTAAGTCCATAATGGGCCGCTACGACTCACATAAGTTTCCGTTCCAATATCAGATGAACCAATGGTCCCAGAAGAGGACCAATACTGCACAGGAACGGCAAGCTAAATCTATTCCTTGCCATGTCACTAAAGTAGATAAAGATTTTATCTATGTGGCATTTGAGACGCAGAATGGGATTTTTACACCTCCAACGGTTAAGATCCCTCAATCTATGTCACAGTATGGCAGGGATCCTACACAAGTTGGTGACAAAGGCTATGCAGTGCCCGGTGATTACTATCTGGGTGGTGTTACTGGTGATTCTGGTGGCAATACTGATTTTTATCCACGTGGTAATTTGACGACGTTGTCTTTTCAACCGGTCAGTCACACTCAAAATCCTAATCGTGATTATGATCAATTAACCCATATGGGTGGACCCAATGGATGGATTGTTGGGCCATTTCAAAATCAACAGCAGGATCAACAAAATCAGCAAAACCAACAAAATCAACAGGCTGCAATGCAGTCACTTAGTCGTACTACGACTTTTAGAGCACGACAAGAGGTATTACGAAAACAAGCTCTTAGTATTGGGACATTAGGTGCTACGACATTTGATGCTTCAACGAGTGGAACATCCTCTAGTGGGAGTACTCAGCAGCAACAAGGTCAACAGCAACAGGACCCAACTCAGTTTAGCTTTGATAAGAATGGAAAGTGTACTGTCTGTAGTAAAGATCAAGATCATATTATAACCGTGGATCAACAGAATAAAAAGATAACAATTAAGGTTCCACCTAAACATACGATCTATGTTGGTGGTGATGGAGATGAAGGAACATACGCTCAATTATCAACTGTGAAAGGCCCAGTCATTAATGCTAAAGGTCGCATAGGATGAGAACCTATGGCCGTACTAGAGATGTTCTAACAGGTGCCAAGAAATGGTGGATTGTAACGACTGATGCTAATGGTTTTAATGATTCAGTATATTTAACGACACTAGCTCAAGTTTGTAAATTAAATCTCGGTGAAAGTCCATTCTTTGCTAACTATGGTATCCCTGCTGAACCATCTGTAGTTATGCAAATATATCCAGATTTTTATATGATAAGAACTCAACAGCAATTTGCTCCGTATTTTATTTCATTGATTATATCTATTGCACCAATTGCGCAAGGAGCAGCTGATAGTGATGATGGTAGACCTGTTCCGTCGTATTACCTCAATGTTCTTACGAACTACGGATCTAGAATTGGGGTCCAAACTGCCCCTGGTTATCCAACGGAACAGCCGATCTGAGGAGAAGTATATGAGTCAGTTTACAATTACTCTAGAATCAGTATCAAGTGTAGATAAACAAAGTTATAGATCTCCGTTAGTTCAAAGTGAACCATGGTAAGATATTGATGATGCATGGGAAATAGCACGGGGAAAATATTATATTTCCTTGTCCGCTTCACCAGATACACAGATTGTAGATGTAGTAGAGGGAGTGCTACAGAAACAAGAAGCTCAGACTGAGTAAATCATGGCTATTCTCCCACTTGTAATGACAACTCAAGGTTTGCAACCAGCAGCTCCTGCTGACTTGCGGAATCGTTTGATCACATTGGTTGCTGCCAGTAACCCAGACTACACAGCCAATCTTCCTGGTTCTTTGATCGAGGATATTTCCAGCACTGATGTTTATGCATTGGTTGAGAGTGACAGCTTTCTTGTCGATCTTGTCAATTCTGTTACTCCTTATGGTGCTAATCCTTT